TCCTAAGGAACTTGGTCTTGACAAATACATTGACTATGAATTACAATTTGAAAAGAGTTTTATTGATCCACTCAAATCTATTCTTGATGCAATTGGGTGGTCTGTCGAAAAAACTGTAAACCTTGAACTCTTTTTTACTTAAAATATGAAATGATCATTTCGGAACTCAATATACCATTTTATCAATTCAAAATTGAAAATTGGAAGGATAAAAAAAATAATCTTCTTGAAATATATTCATCTGTAGAAAATATTCTAACTTCAAAAGATCCAACATCTTTGGTTTATACTGATTTTGGAATTTCTAAAATTAATTATGTTGGACGTGTAGTTGAGGTACTGAAAGAAGATTTAGAAAAATTTTATTCAGAATCTAAAATAGGAGAGAGAGTTTCAATAAGTTGCTGGTTTCAAAAATATGTAAAAGGATGTTTTCATTCTCCACATAATCATGGACCTATTGGATATAGTTCTGTATGTTTCATTGAATATGATAAAAATGAACATATGCCAACAAGATTTATTTTACCATTTAACAATATAATGACTGGAGAAATAAACGAATATTATCCAAAAAATTTAGATGAGGGCACAATTATATTTTTTCCTTCATTTTTAAATCATTATGTTTTGCCTAATAAATCTAATAAATTGAGAATTATTTTATCAATGAATATCAAAAAACTTTAATATGGATTACTAAAATGGATTTGCCTATTAACGATGAAGAACTGAGCACAATTGTAAGTGCTATGCACCTTGGTGGAGATGTTGCACTTTACCAAAAACTTAAACTTGTAAAAGAACTTAGGGAACAAGGTTTACCTTATAAAAAAATACTTCGTGAACAATACGGGATGGTAGCATAATGGATTTTCTTAAAGATATTGTAAAAGAAATTGGTGGTGATTACGCACAGATCGCCTCAGAAATTGATGAAACTGAAAGGTATGTTGATACAGGTTCATATATTTTTAATGCACTGGTTTCAGGTAGCATATTTGGTGGTGTATCTGGGAATAAGATTACTGCTATTGCTGGAGAGTCTTCTACTGGAAAGACTTTTTTCTCTCTCGCCGTGGTTAAGAACTTTCTTGATACTTATCCCGATGGTTACTGTATCTACTTTGACACTGAGGCTGCTATCAATAAATCTATGCTGACTGCTCGCAGTATTGACACTGATAGATTTGCCAGAGTGGAAGTAGTTACTGTTGAAGAATTTCGTAGTAAAGCACTTAAAGCAGTTGATCTTCACTTGAAAAAACCAGTAGATGAACGCAGACCTTGTATGTTTGTGCTAGACTCTTTGGGTATGCTTTCTACTGAGAAAGAAATTACTGATGCACTAAATGATAAACAAGTTCGTGATATGACTAAATCGCAACTTATTAAGGGTGCTTTTCGTATGCTTACTTTAAAACTAGGGCAAGCAAATATTCCAATGATTGTTACCAATCACACCTACGATGTTATTGGCGCATATGTTCCTACAAAAGAAATGGGTGGTGGTAGTGGTCTTAAATATGCTGCTTCCACGATTATTCACCTTTCCAAGAAAAAGGAAAAGGATGGAACAGAAGTCGTTGGAAATATTATCAAGGCAAAGACTGCTAAGTCGCGTCTAAGTAAGGAGAATAAGGATGTTGAGGTACGCCTTTATTATGATGAGCGTGGTCTTGATCGTTACTATGGTCTTCTTGAACTCGGTGAGATTGGCGGACTTTGGAAGAATGTAGCAGGACGCTATGAGATTGATGGTAAGAAAATCTATGGTAAACAGATTCTTGCCAATCCCGATGAATACTTTACCGAAGAAGTAATGCAGCAACTTGATGCTGTCGCGAAACAACATTTCTCTTATGGAACGAATTGAGACAACTATTCTCAGAAATCTTGTATTTAATGAAAATTATTCACGAAAGGTAATTCCTTTTATACAACCTAATTATTTTGAGCAAAGAACTGAAAAAGTAGTCTTTCAGGAAATAGTAAACTTCATTGTTAAGTATGGTTCTGCAATTACGGTTGAAGCACTTAATATTGAAGTAGAAAATAGAACTGATCTTTCAGATGGAGAAATCAAAGATATTCGTGAAATTACAAAATCTTTAAACGATTCTCCTGTTGATTCTCAGTGGTTACTTGATACCACCGAAAAGTGGTGCCGAGATCGTGCCATTTATTTGGCACTTATGGAATCAATTCATATTGCAGATGGTGAAGATGAAAAGAAAAATCGTGATGCAATTCCATCAATTCTTTCTAATGCACTAGCAGTATCTTTTGATAACCATATTGGACACGATTATCTTCAAGATTATGAAGAACGATACGACTCTTATCACAGGAAAGAAAATCGCATTCCTTTTGACATTGAGTATTTTAACAAGATTACAAAAGGTGGTCTTCCTAATAAGACTCTCAACATCGCTCTTGCTGGGACAGGTGTTGGTAAGTCTCTTTTCATGTGTCATATGGCTAGCGCCTGTGTGCTTGACGGACGTAATGTGCTTTACATTACAATGGAGATGGCAGAGGAGAAAATTGCTGAGCGTATTGATGCAAACCTTCTCAATGTTCCGATTCAACAACTGGTAGATCTTCCTCGTCAGATGTTTGAAACTAAGGTTACAAACATTTCGAAGAAAACTCAGGGAACTTTAATTATTAAAGAGTATCCCACTGCTTCTGCACATAGTGGTCACTTTAAGGCACTTCTCAACGAGTTGTCCTTGAAGAAATCATTCAAACCAGATATTATTTTTATTGATTATCTGAATATTTGTGCTTCTAGTAGGTATAAGTCTAATCTTTCTGTCAATTCTTATTCTTATATTAAAGCAATCGCAGAAGAACTTAGGGGTCTTGCTGTAGAATTTAATGTTCCTATTGTATCTGCCACTCAAACTACTCGCTCAGGTTATGGTAATTCTGACGTCGAACTCACTGATACTTCTGAGTCCTTTGGTCTTCCTGCTACTGCCGATCTTATGTTTGCTCTTATCAGCACGGAAGAATTAGAGCAACTTGGTCAAATTATGGTGAAACAATTGAAGAATCGCTATAATGATCCAACTATTTACAAGCGTTTTATTGTAGGCATTGACCGTGCCAAAATGCGTCTTTATGATTGTGAACAAACTGCTCAAAAAGACATACTTGACAGTGGGCAGGATGAAGAGTATAATGATTATGAAGACAAGAAACCTAAAAAATCATTTGAAGGATTTAAATTTTAATGGAAACTATTAAGCACGTTGATTTTGATAAGTATGCAGAGTTTGTGGATGCTGTAACTTCTGATGCATCCAAAGACTTTCTTGCTCTTTCTGACCGTTTGGTCGCTCTTGATGAAAAGGGTGCAAATATTGAGCGTCTTTTGACCGCTTCTGTTGGTATCAATGCCGAAGGTGGTGAGTTTATGGAAATTGTTAAAAAAATGATCTTCCAGGGTAAACCCTATAATGAAGACAATCGTGAGCACCTGATTATTGAACTGGGTGATATTATGTGGTATGTTGCTCAGGCGTGTATGGCACTTGATGTGACCCTTGATGATGTGGTTGCTCGTAATGTACAAAAACTTCTGAAGCGTTATCCTGAGGGTGCTTTTGATGTTTACTTCTCCGAAAACCGTTCTGCTGACGACCGATGAGTAAAGAAAAGAAAGTAACAATCAAAATGGATTCTCGTTGTGCAGCAGCAGTTCGTCAAGTTCTATTTGAATCGCAAGTAGGATATACCTATGATGAAGGAAGTGTTCCTCCTCGTATTTCTGATATTCGAACTGTGATTCAAGATATTGATGATAATCTTGCTTCTGTTTTGGGAGTCTAAATAAATGACCCTTCGGGGTTTCTTGGGGAATTAGCTCAGTTGGTAGAGCGCCTGCTTTGCAAGCAGGATGTCAGCGGTTCGAGTCCGCTATTCTCCACTTGCCCAAATGGCGGAATTGGTAGACGCGCTGGGTTTAGGTTCCAGTAGAGTATTCTGTGGAGGTTCAAGTCCTCTTTTGGGCACTAAATATTTCAAAAATGGCAAGTTCTGGTATATTAAACTTCCAGAGAAACTGGCAAGGAAGTGATCACCAAACTACTGTAAAAAAGACTGTTAGTGTGTTTACTAAGAACGATTCTGGTTCTTTTCAAGCAGCAGGTGCTTTATCACCAGGAACAGAGGTAACTTATATTGATTCACTAACTGAAAATCATTTAAGAGCAGCATTCAGAACTGCCGATGGTATTGTTTATTATGGAAATGTTGATTATTTTGTTAAACCAAATTCTTTTCAGGCGCAGGCAATAAGATTGACCCCATCGAGTTTCGGATTAGCAAATCAAACATTTTTTTCAAGTGTTGACTATTATAATAGTATAATTTCCGCATTAAATTCTAG